TGGTCGACGGCGTCTTCGTTAAAGATGCAGAGTAATGGCCGATGAGGTCGCAGCACTCCTCGCTGACCCTGACGTTCAGGCACAGTTCTCCCTTCTCAAGCCGGAGGAGCAAGTCGCGTGGGCTTGGCGAGCTCAATGGCTGGCAAAGGCTCATGCTCACCAAGTGGTCCCTATTGGGGACTGGTGGTCGATCTGGCTCATGCTGGCGGGCCGCGGCGCCGGTAAGACACGAACGGCAGCCGAGCAGGTTGGCTGGTGGGCCTGGACTGAGCCCGGTACCCGCTGGCTTGTCGGGGCACCGACGTCGTCTGATGTTCGCGCTACCTGCTTCGAGGGCGACTCGGGTCTTCTGTCTGTTATTCCTACCGCACTGATCGCCGACTACAACCGGGCCTTCCACGAGCTTAAGCTCACCAACGGCTCGATGATTAAGGGTATTCCCGCATCCGAGCCTGAGCGCTTCCGGGGGCCGCAGTTCCATGGGGCATGGCTCGACGAGCTGGCCGCCTGGGACTATCTGCAAGAGGCCTGGGACCAGATCATGTTCGGCGTCCGCCTGGGCAAGAAGACCCGTATCGTGGCCACCACGACCCCCAAGCCCAAAGATTTGATCATCGAGCTCGTGGGCCGGGACGGTGACGACGTGGTCGTGACGACGGCCAGCACCTACGCCAACATCGACAACCTAGCCCCAAGCTTCCAGAAGCAGATCCTCCAGTACGAGGGGACCAAGCTCGGGCGCCAGGAGATCTACGCCGAGATCATCGATCCTGAAGAGGGCGGCATTGTGCAGCGCGACATGTTCAAGCTCTGGCCGGACGGGAAGGAGTTCCCCAAGTTCGAGTACATCGTCCAGAGCTACGACTGCGCGTACACCGAGAAGACCATGAACGACCCGACCGCCTGCACGGTCTGGGGGGTCTTCAAGCCCTTAGACGGGCCTATGAGCGTCATGCTGATAGACGCATGGCAGGACCGCCTACAGTACCCCGACCTGCGGCCCAAGGTGATTGAGGAGTACGAGACGGTCTTCGGCGAGGGCAAGGGCAAAAAGCGGGTGGACCTGATCCTGGTAGAGGACAAGAGCGCAGGTATCAGCCTGATACAGGACTTGCAGCGGGCCCACCTGCCGGTCAGAGCGTACAACCCCGGGCGGGCAGACAAGGTGCAGCGCTTAAACATCGTGGCCAACATCATCGCCCGCGGCCGTGTCTGGATACCGGAGAGCAGCAAGCGCAAGGGCTACGTGCGTGACTGGGCCGAGGGGTTTGTGAGTCAGATCTGTTCGTTTCCTGAGACGACCCACGACGACTATGTAGACGCCTGCACCCAGGCGCTGCGGTTCCTGCGGGACTCGGGCTGGCTGGAGATTGACCCGCCGCCCCAAGATGACTGGGACGAGGAGGACTTCGTTGACAGCGGTCAGCCTAGACGGACAAACCCTTACGCCGTATGATGGGCGCATTCAATTTCTGGCGGACGCGCTATGACTGAAGATGATATCCGGCTGGCCATGGAGCTGTTCGGCGGTAAAGGCTATAAAGACCCGCTCAACAAATACAACAGATCGCGGGAAATTCCGCCCGCACCGACCGGGAGGCGGTCAGCACTTGATGCCGCTAGGTTCCCAAAGGTGGGCAGGGGCACAGAAGTCTACGGGATTGAGGACGAGCTTCAAGAGTCGGAGCGCAAGAGCCGCGAAGCCACCATCGCAGGCCTTGACCCGTTAGAACAATTGCAGGCAATCGGCGAAGGCGGTAGGGCCGTTGGACAGGGGCTCGTAGCAGGAGTCTTGCAGCCGTTCGCTCAGGTCATGGGCGTCCCCGCCGATAAATTCTTTAACGCGGCTATTGACTTTCCAGAAACCGAAGGTGGCAAAGCGTACGCACGCAAGGGCGCAGACGCAGCGCTAGGCTTCTTCGATGCAATGTCAGAGAGCCCGCTGGGCCCGGTGCTCAGCAAGATCCCCATGAGCCCATACAGCCCCGCCTCAGCTCAGGCAATCGATACGGGACTCATGGCCGCCGGCAAGGGGCTGAAGCTCGCAGGTCAGCAGGCTAAGCAGGCTGGCAGGCAGACCCTGGAGGCCGGCAAGGATCTGGCTCAGGCAGCTCGGGCAGAGTTCGCTACCCCGCCGACGGGCGCGGTGCAGCTCCAGACCCAGCAGGCCACACGCAACCCGCTAGGCATGTACTCCCAGGCCGAGCAGGTAGCGCTCAATCTTGCTCAGGAGAAGGGCACGGGCAATCAGTTCCTGGCCCAGATCAGCAAGGCGCCAGGAGTCAAGCCCGCGGAGCTGGAGTGGACGGGCCTCGCAGACTTCTTGAAGAGTAAGGGCGACAAGCCGGTCACTAAGGCAGAGATCCAGCAGCACCTTGACGCCAACCGCGTGCAGGTGCAAGAGGTGCAGTTAAGCGGCACGGTTCCGTACAACAGGGTCAGAACAGTCGAAGATCAAATCCCCGAGGGGTTTCATTACGAAGAGGTGCTCGATCGTGACGGTGAGCCGACCGGCATGATGAGAATCTACGACTCGGACGGTGATCTTGTTTCTGAATCCAGCGACCCAGAGCAACTGATGCGTCGCGCTGGGTTGAAGTATGAAGAAACCGAACCCGACGCAAAGTACGGTGAGTGGCAACTACCCGGCGGTTATAACTATCGAGAGGTGTTGCTGACGTTGCCGCAAAAAGTAGAAAAAGGTTTTACGACACCGAATGGTGCGTTTTTTTCAGAGGCAGATTTAGAAAATCCAGTAGTACGGTCAACGGCGGAAAAAATAGGCTTGTCACCGGCCTTTAGAAATGTTGGCACTGTTTATGAATCTCCCCACTTCGATCAGCCCAACGTTCTGGCCCATATGCGCCTGAACGACCGCCTTGATGCTGATGGCAATAGGGTTCTATTTGTTGAAGAGATTCAGTCCGACTGGGGGCAGCAGGGTAGGGAGAAGGGGTTTGCAATTAAAGAAACGCCTTGGGATGACCCCGAATATAAAGCCGCTAGAGCAAGGTCCACTGAGTTACTTAATGAGTACAACAGGAACAACGATGACCTCATTCGTCAAAATGAAATAAGACCGCTTTTGGATGAGGCTAGAAGGCTTGAACACTCTTTTTTGGGTAAACGCGGCGCACCTCCCGCCCCCTTCGTACAGAACACAGAAGACTGGGTCAACCTATCTCTAAAGCGCCTGATCACCGACGCAGTCAATAACGGTTATAAGAAGGTCGCATTCATCAATGGTGATCAGTCTGCTGCACGGTATGACTTGAGTAAACATGTTGATGAGCTCTATTACATGCCCAAGTCCAACACCCTTGTTGCTACAAAGAATGGCCAGGAGGCGTTTAATCAAAGAGTGCCAGCCGACAAATTGGCTGACTACATTGGCAAAGATGCGGCCGAGAAATTATTGGTTGCTCCAGGTCCAGGCCCCCAGAATCTTTCTGGCTCTTCCATTCGGAAACTGTCCGGCGTAGACCTCAAGGTCGGCGGCGAGGGCATGAAGAAGTTCTACGACCAGATCGTGCCGGCCACCGCAAATAAACTCCTGAAGAAACTGGGCGGCGGGAAACTGGAGCCCCTAAAGATCGGCGACAACGAGCAACTAGGATTCACCATCACGCCGGAGATGGTCGAGCTGGTGAAGAAGCAAGGCCTGCCGATGTTCGCTGGTGGTGGCGCAATCACTATGGCCAAGGGCGGAGAGGCTGAGCTAGATAACTACGCTTTGGCCGAGGCGGAGATGCAACAAGAGATAGAAGATGCTTTGGCCTACGAAAAACTTAACAGACTCCTGCGGGAGACCGAAGCTAAGTTGCGAGAGGGCTTGATCACCCCAGAAGAAGCGGTGCCCTTGATGGGTGGATTAAACGCTTATGAGATCGCTCGATTGTATGGGCTGCCAACAGATGATTATGTTCGGCCACAATTATCTTCAGACAATCCCGAGCAACATTACGATCTCATGCTCAGCCCAGAAAAATTGTCTCACATGGCTAGGCGTCATCGGGATTACGATCGCCGGATGAAGCAACATGAATACGGCCCCGATTCAGAAGAGGTGGAGGTTAACCTTGCCATTGGGGGCGGCGCGTTCAAGGGAATGAAGCAAGGCCTTCAGAGGGCGGCAAAAGGCCCCGGAAAGACAGAAGACCCAGCTAAGAAAGCATCGAAGGCGCAGCGCCGTGAAGTGCGCGTGCAGAAGAACCTGGAAGCGTACATGGGCTCAAAAGAGAAGCCCAAGACCTATTACCACGCCACCCAGGCCCCGGAAGACTTCGAGGCGTTCGACCTTGAGAAGCGCCCGACTAAGAGGTCAGCCGCGGCCGTGTTTGTCACGCCCAGCACCAACTGGGCAAACGACTGGGCCGTAGATGAGCTGGCCGACATGGACCTGCTGGAGAAGGTGGATACGCCCAAGCCGCGGATCATGCCTGTCATTACACGGGCGAAGAACACGTTCGATTACGACGATCTTGGCCATGTCACGCAGGTGATGAATCAAGCAGATCTGCCGCCGGGGCTTGACCGCCAACACATTGCAGACCAGATCTCTATCGGCAACTGGAATTTCATCGAAGACCGCAACATTCAGAAGGCCATCAAAGATCTGGGCTTTGACAGCTTCTTCGTCAAAGAGAAGGGCGTGAAGAACATGGGTATCTTCAACCCGGGAGACGTGAAGGCGCTGTTTAATCGCGGGTCATACGATCCCACGACCGCAGACATCTCGAAGGCAGACGGCGGGAGGATCAGCGCCGACGATATCCGACAAAAATTAAAGAACGCCTTTAACTTTGCAGGCGGTGGCGGTGTGGGGCTCCGGGGCGCTATGCGTGGTCTTGAGGCCGTGCAGTCTGGGGCGGACAAGGCCAAGCCCGCGGTCAGCCGCATCGATATGAGCTACAAGGACGTCACCAAGCGCGTTCCTGAGCTCACAGAGGCCGCCAAGAAGGTCGAGGCTGGTGAGATGAACGCCGAGGAGTACGCGGGCCTTGTGGGCGAGGTAAAGCCCGTGGAGCCCTATGCATTCGTTCCGCAGCCGGCCAGCGCAGAAGACGCCATGCGTGCGCTGACTGAGAACAAGCGCCCGATGTTTGGTAAGACCGGAGAGCTCAAGCCTGGGGAGCGCGCAGACCTGCGCCTCGATATCCCTGCCTATAAAGACCATGGGGTCTGGATCAACTCGATCCACCGTGCGAGTGGCCCGACAGTCTATGGTTCGGTCTCTTCGGTGAAGAATGCCACCATGATTGGTGCGCCTGAAAAGGCTCTGAAGGTCGCGACCGGCCAGACGCCGAAGTCTCCATTTGCGGTGATCCGCGGCGAGTGGAACCCGGTCAGCGAAGAGGAGGCGGTGGCCAAGGCGCAGCTCTACATGCAGAGCCCCGAGTGGGTGCAGGTGGGTTACGACCCCGAGCGCGCTGGATACTTCTACGATCGCAAGACACGCAAGCCCGTGACCGCGGCCGAGGAGGTGCTACAGATCGGCCCGCTCGTACTGGCCAAGAAGCCGAAGTTCTCGGACGTGAAAGATCAGAAGTTCGCAGAAGGTGGCGCCACGTCGAACACCCTCCTGGAGCGCCTGCGGAGGTACAAAGTCGGCGGGGCAGTCTCGGGGGCCCAGAAAGGTCTGAAAGCCGTCTCGAAGTCAACGAAATCCGCTAAGCCCGCCAAGGCAACAGAGCCAGCCAAGACTGAGTCCGTCATTGAGGACTGGCAGTGGCGACCCAACGAGCAGGTCACCGCCGAGGTGGGGCTCAAAGAGGTGCCCGACTACATCCAGGGCGGATATGGCGAGTTCATGAAGGGCCAGCAGAAGCGAGCCCAGGCAGGCCAGATGGGCGTGCGCGACCTCATCAAGGCCTACACCATCACCCGGTCTAGCGTGAACCGCTCCGGTTTGCCACGAGACACGGCCACTAAGACGGGAATGAAGATCCCTCAGACAGATGGTCTTGTCCGCCCCGAGGGCGCCTTTGCCGAGTGGCTGGGGTCCAAGCAGGGGCAGAACTATCTGAAGGCAGCAGACCGCGGCGAGATCGACGAGAAGGCGATTGCCGACTTGCAGACGAAGTTTGCCCCCTTCGGTATGGCATCGGTCCTGGCAGACGACATGCGCTGGGCGGTGAAGAATGCGCCCACTCTAGCGTCGAACCTGTCGCAGACCATCATCGGTGACCCGCAGACATATCGGTCGGTCTCCCAGCAGCTCCAGGGCATCGGTCCGGCTAAATCAGGGTTCCTCGGGTCACTCGTTGGCCGCGGCGACTTCCCCACGCTCGATGCCCGTCAGCTTCGGTTGCACACGGGGGCAGGCGGTGCAGAGGCCTCGAAGTTCATGCGGCGCCGCGGTGGCTTGGGCGGTGAGCAGGCAGTCGGCCGTCTGGCTGGTCGCCAGGAAGAGATGGGCCTGGATATCGACCCGTCACTCAATCCCTTCTATCAGCACCTGACGCACCACGCCGTGTGGGACAAGGTGGCCGACGAGCAGACCACGCACGACGATCTTGTGCGGGCCATGATGGGTTACAAGGACGGCGGTGAGGTAAAGCTCTCCAGAGGGGGCGGAGACCTCTTGGGGCGCATGGAAAAGGGCCTAAGAGCGGCGCAAAAGGGCACCGAGAAGAAAGCTAAGAAGGATAAGCCGCCACCGAAATTTGAACCGGCCCCGGCTATTCCCAAAGAGCAGATTCGGAGCATGGCTGAGCGTATCGCGCAGCAGACAACCGGCGAGTTTGTCCGCCAGAACCCGAAGACCACTCAGAACCCGGAAGGGCTCTCAAAGGTTCAGTTCGAGCGGACGAAGGCCGTCAAGCCGAACATCAAGTACAACGTCCCCCAAAAGGATGCGCCGGTCGTTGATATCGAAAAGTACAAGGATTACCTGCTTGTAGGTGTTCCTGGAGACATCACACCTGGAGGCGTCATTCGTACTGACCCCGTTGATTTAAAGCCACGCGCCACGCAAGAGTTACTTGGCATCGATGACGTAGAGTTTGAGACGCCGGTAGGAATGTATGGTGGCAGCCGTTACGGGCAAGAAAGTGTGTTCCCCGAAGGGCTCGAAGCTTTCTGGGCCTCTGGTTTGAGTCCTGCACGTGCGCTGCAAAACTCAATAACCAGATTTTCTGAAGCGGAGGGCGGCCGTCCGGTTCTGGGCATGTTCTCTAAGATGAGTCGGCCGGCTTCTTCATTCTCTGGTCACTTAATGGAGGGTTTGCTGGAGTACCAGCACCCAGAGAGACTGCCTAAAGCGAAGATACGAGAGCTTAATGAAATTGTGCGACGTGGCACGCCAAGCAAACAATTCCCAAACTTTGTAGGGTTTGAAGATCCGGAAAAGATGCGGGTGCAAGCAATGCAGGACGGTAAGTTGAGGACGCACATAAACAACGTATTGACAATGTCTACGTTGAATAAGCAGCTAGGCCTGGACCCCAAAAAAGGATTGCGATCTGGGCTAGATGTCTCGGCGGCAATGACAATCCCTGAGCTTTCAGGGCTTGAGGTGGGGGCTAGTGGATATTCGTTAGGTCGCATGGTTCCTGGCGCTGATTTAAGGTTAAGCGCTCACCCAACGTACTCGCAAGACATTTCCGGTGAATTTCTGGGACGTACGCCTTATCACATTCCGTATGAGCTAGCGTACCCCCGGACTGCACATTTTGTGCGCGAAAACATTCCCCGTGGAGAGCTGTTTAACACCATGAAGGGCACGGGCATGAAAGAGCAGATCGACCAGCAATATATTGATCAGATCAAGCTCTACCAGCAGTACATGAAAGAATTGACGGGTCGCAAGAAGGGTGGGCTCGCCACAATCAAAAAAGCGAAGGTGAAAAATGGCAACTGAATTCCCGATTGATCAAGAAGCCGACCGCTTCATTCCTGGAATCCCTGGGCAGCAGCCCGAAGAGGAGGAAGAGGGCGCCGAGCTTGAGCTAGTTCTCGACGATTCCGAGCTCGAAGAGCTGCCAGACGGCTCTGTGGTGGTCAAAATGGACACCCAGGGGCCCATGGAGAACGAAGATTTCTACCAAAACCTCGCAGATTCTGACGTTCTGGACTCCTACGACCTGTCCGTGATGGCCATGAAGTACATCGAGCTGGCCGAAAAGGACAAAAAAGCCCGTGAGCAGCGCGATAAGCAGTACGAAGAGGGCATCCGCCGCACCGGACTGGGCAACGACGCACCTGGGGGCGCGAATTTCAACGGCGCCAGCAAGGTCGTACACCCCGTAATGGCCGAAGCCTGCGTCGATTTCGCTGCCCGCGCCATTAAAGAGCTGTTTCCGCCCGATGGTCCGACCAAAACGAAGATCCTGGGCGACGTCACAGAAGACAAAGTGCAGATCGCCGAGCGCAAACGCGACTGGTTTAACTGGCAGATCACCGAGCAGATCGAAGAATTTCGCGATGAAGAGGAGCAGATGCTCACGCAACTGCCTCTTGGGGGCTCCCAGTTCCTGAAGTTCTGGTACGACGAGCAGAAGCGCCGGCCGTGTATGCAATTCCTGCCGATCGACAACATTTTGCTGCCCTATTCCAGCGGAAACTTCTACACCTCGCCCCGCGTGACTGAGGTCGACGACATTTCCGAGTACGAATACAAGCGTCGGATCTCTTCTGGCCTGTATCGGGACATCTCTTACATCCGCGCCAGCATGGACCCGGAGCAGACCGGTCCTCAAAAGGCCACCGACAAGGTCGAAGGCAAGTCTCAGAACGATAACGAAGACGGCACGCGCCGCATGTACCACATCTATACGTGGCTAGAGCTCGAAGATGACAAGTACAGCAAGGGTGAGCTCGCTCCCTACATTTTGATGATCGATGAGATGGAGAACGAGATCGTCGGTCTGTACCGGAACTGGGAAGAGGGCGACCAAACGATGACCAAGCTCGACTGGATCGTCGAGTACAAGTTCATTCCCTGGCGTGGCGCTTACGCTGTTGGCCTGCCGCACCTGATTGGCGGGCTGTCTGCTGCACTGACGGGTGCGCTGCGGGCGCTTCTGGACTCCGCGCACATCAATAACGCAGCCACCATGCTGAAACTTAAGGGGGCGAAGGTCTCCGGCCAGTCCCAGCAGGTTGAAGTCACCCAGGTGGCGGAGATTGAGGCGGCCCCAGGCGTGGATGACATCCGCAAAGTGGCGATGCCCATGCCATTTAACCCGCCCAGCCCGGTGCTTTTTCAGCTCTTAGGCTGGCTCACGACGTCCGCTAAGGGGGTAGTGACCACCGCGGAAGAAAAGATCGCTGACGTCAATTCTCAGACCCCTGTGGGCACGACTCAGGCCCTCATTGAGCAGGGCGCAGCAGTTTTCTCGTCCATTCACGCCCGATTGCACGAGTCGCAGGCCCGCGTACTGAAGATTCTGTCGCGAATCAACCGCTGGTACCTCGATGACATGCGTCGCACCGAGGTGGTGGAGGACCTGGAGGTTAAGCGTGAGGATTTCGCCCGGGTAACGGACGTGATTCCGGTCTCAGACCCGCATATCTTCTCGGAAACGCAGCGGATGGCCCAAACCCAGGCGGTTATGGCCATGATGAAAGAGAATCCGGACCTATTCAACCGCAAGGCGGTGGTCACGCGGTTCTTAAAGCAGATCAAGGTGCCGAACATCAACGAATTGATGCCGGATACGCCCGCCCCCACCAAGATGGACGCTGCCAACGAGAACGTGGCCATGGCGATCGGGCAGGCTGCCTATGCTTACCCCGAGCAGGACCATCTGGCACACATTCAGGCGCACCTGGACTTCGCTAAGAGCCCGATCTTCGGTGGCAACCCCATCATTGCGCCTGCATACCTGCCCAAGGCGGCCGAGCACATCAAGCAGCACATGGTCCTGTGGTATCTGAACCGCATGACTGGGTACGCCCAGAAAGCTTTAGACGCAAAGCTTGGCGATTACGACCTGTTAAGCGACCCCAAAGACGTGGACAAGATCTTCGCCCTGGCCTCGCAGCACGTCGAGATCGACGCCGACGAGACTCTGAAGGGCGTGATGCCTGTCGTCATGAAGATGGTCCAGCAGGCGCAGCAGTTCAAGCCGAAACCTCCAATGACTCCCGAGACGCAGGTTCTCTTGCAGACCTCGATGGCAGAGACGCAGCGCCGTCAGGCCCGCGACGAGGCAGAAATGCAGCTCAAGTCTCAAGAGATGGAGATGGACACGCAGCTGGCGTTGAAGAAGCAGGCCGACGACATGCAGCTCGCCATGGAAGAGTTGCAATTGAAGCTGGCCATTGCTACCGGCGACCAGGAAACAAAAGAACGCATCGAAACCGCACGTCTAACACGGGATGCGGCCCGTCTGTCTTTGGATAAGGAAAAGACCG